CGTCAAAGCTCATTAGGTGGTTGCACCACTTCCAGGCAGCAGCTTGACATTCACAACCGTGGTGCCAGCGCCAGCAGCGGTAACCGCCACAACGCCGCCGGTGTTGTCACCAGTGGCAGGCGAATTGGCATCAACAAACTCACTTGCGGACGCATCCCACACCAGCGTTTGCCCGACAGAAATCACGTCCGCGCTGTTGCAGGCAACCTCGAAAACGCCCTCGATGTAGACCGTGCCGACGCCCGTAGTGGCAGCAATGTCCGTTGCCGCGATGCCGACCAGATCACCCACAATGACAACACTGCCGGACGTGATCGCCGTCCCGGTGTTGGTGTACTCAATAGACGCTCCCGCGCCGATGTAGTTGGCAGCCATTTGCTGACCCTCCGATTACAGAAAAAGAAACGGCCCCGAAAGGCCGCGTGATTCAGCGATTAAGCGCCCGGGTTTTTGAACAGGCCGCGGTAGTCGATAGCCTTGGCCGCGAAATCATGGCGCGCCTTGATCTCGATGCCGTCCACGTTGAAGCCCTCGCGGGTCTCAATGTACACGCCAGCGTTGCCGCCCAGATAGCAATACTCGATGGTATCGACCTGGTTGAAGTCGGCGGCGATGTACCATGCGTTGCCGGTCAAGCGGGGCTCCACAACAGGGTTGAGACGCTGCATGGACGTAGGCACAGCATTTGCCGTGGTGGCCGGAGTGATGGTGGTTAGGAACTGATCCAGCTCGGTCTCAGAATCGGCACCAACAATCAGATGGCGCGGCATGACGTTAATCACGCGGCCCTCCATGCCGGTTTGCGCACGCATTGCAGCGCGAGCGGCACCCACAGACGTGACGCTGATGTTCGCGCCCGAGCCAAGGTTGCTGTGGTCAGCGTGGAACAGCGCCACACCATCAGACAGCGCATCGTTGTCGATCACTATGCCCCACACGATGTCCGACTCAAGGTCGGCAGCGGAGCGCCCGAACATCATCGGGACACGAACGAGCGCGTCCATATCGTCATTGATGACCGTCTGGCGGGTGAACGGCAGGATCTTTCCGAACGTGGAAAGCGCGTAGGTTTCCTTTTCGTCGGTCACCTTGCCGTACTTGAACTCGCCGCCCTCTCGCACTTCCTCAAGCGCCGGAGCGCCGGACAGTCGCACGCGATTCACAGCGCGGAAGTCGTTTGCACTGGCCTGGCGGAACACACCCACGAAAGTGCGGGGCGCACTTTCGTAGCCCTGCAGCAGCGTCTTGTTGAACACCGCGCCGGCGATGTTGGCAAGGTCGCTGGTAGACAGCGCTCGAGAGGCGATTTCCATCGCGCCCAGCCCGCGGGTGCTAACGCCTTGGCGAGCCAACAGGTCCTCGCACAGGCGAAGCAGGGACATCCCAACAAAGGGGTTACCTTCCTTCGGCTGAGCAACACCGCCGCGGTGCAGGATAGCCTCGACGGCAGCACCGCGCATATCAGCCACTACGTCATGGTCTACGGATGCACGCACTGTACTGGTTTCCTCGCTGGTGTCTTGCCTGCCGATCTGGTCAATGATCGTGGCCCGGGCAGCGTCGATGCTGGCGCCGGTCTCGATCAAGTTGTCGGCAAACGAATCATCCAGCTTTGCGGTGCGTACAGCCTTGCGGATTTCCGCAACGCGGCTGCGCTCCTGCTGAATGGCCTGTTGCGCAATCGCATCGGTATCGATGGCGCGCTCCTCTACAACTGCCGCCGGCTGGTTTTCCTCCGGGGCCTCGCTTCGTGCTTCGTCGGTCATATCGACCTCCTTTGATTGGGCCCCGCGGGCCATGATGAGTTGGACTTGTGTACCTGCTTCGCCGGACCGCGCAACGGCGGCATCGTCAAAGCCAATGGGCACCAGCGATACCTCCGCCGGCTCCCAATCCGTCGCCCGGTACACATCGAGCTCCCCGGATTGTTCAGTGATTTCGTACTTGTGAACGAAGTAGCCAACGGAAACATGCCGAAGCACACCGTCGCGAATATCTTGCAGGATGGGCGCGACTTCCTCGCGCTGGCTGAACTTGACGCGGATCATCAGTGCACTGTTTTCTACCCACGCACGCTCCACCACGCCAAGCACATCGGACACATCCCATGAGCTGTGCGAGTTTAGGAACGGCGCGCCGTTGTTCAGCCGATCCATGCGGATTGCGGAGTCGCTTACATCAAGCTCCTCGTAGTAGTCCTCGCCCCACAGCCGCCGGCGCAGGCCGCGAGCGCCGGTGCTGGCCACAAAGTCAACGGTGCGCGAATCCTCATCGAACGATGCCGGCACGAATGCCGCGCGCACGTCCAGCATGGGTGCCTCGCGGGTGATCTTCTCAGGCATTGGGTGCCTCCTCTTGCTTGATGTCATTGCCAGCGCTTGAGAACCTGCGCGGGTCCCAATCAAATGCCAGTTCACGGGCATCCATGTCTTTAGCCCACTTCTCCCACTCGGCAATTACCATGTCTGGATTGCGTCCGCGCATCCGGACCATATCGGGATAGCTGAGCGCGCCGAGGCGCATTTCATCTTTCAGTGCGGCAATCTCCTGCTTTGGATCAAGCAGGTCGCGGTGCGGGCTGGTCCATGTGATGCGCACACGGTCATTGATGCCCTCGCGAACCTGAGCCAGCTGCATGAACCACTGCATTTCACGCTCGCAGATGCGCGGTATCACGATGGACGTGCGCCACACATCAATGTTGCGGTAGAAGCTGAGCCAGCCCATTCGGCCACTCAGGAACGACACGCGGGACAAGTCGCCACTCAGCGCTTCGTAGGGCACGCCAAGGCCGACAGCAATGGTCATCAACTGGGCGCGGTCGAAGTCGCTCAGGCCGTCAACGCCGGGCGGATCAGCAAACTTGACATCCTTTCCCGGCGGCAGCGACTCAACGCGCCCCGGCTCGATGTGATCCGAAATCGGCTGGCCCTTGTGCTGCGTGCCGACGCCGGGCTCGCTCTCGTACACAAACACTGCGAAGCAGGCCGCGATCTTCTGGCGCAGCTGGTATGCATCGCGGGTGTCTGCCAAATCCTTCAGGCTGGCCATAACTGGCGCCAGCCATGAGACGCCCATCACCTGCCCGGGCCTGTCCATGCGGTAGGCGTGCGCCACATACTCGGGCGATACGGATGTGCTCTTGCCCATCCCGCGCATCGATGACCAAGCATCGCCCGGGTGCTCGGTATAGAGCCAGTACCGGCGCAGTTCATCGGTTGACGTGTACTCTTTGCCGGCAACAATCTTGCCGTTGGCCAGCGGCCCGTCGCGCTCGGTAGCGAGATAGTCCGGCTCCAGCACCTGCACCGCATAGGGCAGTACCAGCTTGTTGCGGGTACGCCGGCGCAGCAGCACAGATCCACTCTCGACGATTGAGCGAAACGCCAGATTTTGGCGCTGGTACACGCCGCCGGTCTCTCCGACGCCGCTGCTGTCCGCCTCCGCATGCGCCTCCCAGAGTTCGCGCAAGCGCCGCTCCAGATCATCCGACTCTGCGTGAAAGCTCGGTCTGATGCCCGTGCCAACGGTGTTGTTAGCAATCAAGCTGACAGCATTAGCTGCGTGCCCATTGTTGCGCACTAATTCTCTGGCGCTGGATGCCAGCGTGCGCCACGCCGTTGCGGTCTCTGCGTTGGCGCTGGTCGCCGGTCGAAGCCATCCCTCATTGCGCCTGCCGCTGCCGGCGCCGTCATACTTGCGCGACTCAAGAAACGCCTCCACCCGGGCGCGGGCCTCTACTCTGCGCGCAACCCATGACGGGGCGACCGGCAGCATAAGCCGGTCAATGAATGTAGCCTCAGTCATGGAATCCTCGACGATGCGACGGATACGACACGTTCGTATACGACGGGTTTACGCTCAATGCGTTTTCGATCTTGTTAATCATGGCGAGCAAGTCAGACTGCGAGCGATACCGGACGCGGCTGCCGTCGCTCAATTGCGCTTCCAAAACGCCGCGCGCGGCTGCGTCTCGCAGCGCTGCTAGCTGTTCCGTTGTGTAGCTCATAAAATCGCGCCCATAAAAAAACCCGCCGGAGCGGGTTCTTTGTTCTTGCCATAAAAAAAGGGCGACTCCTAGAAGTCACCCTTTACCGGATTGACGGCACCGAAATCAGCGGCCCTTAGTCCCAGAAGCTCGACTTCTTGAACGCCACGCCATTGCGTTCGTCAGTCTCGCTCTTCCCTGCCCGCTCAACACCCAGCGACTCACGCCGCGCCTGCCAATCCTCATCAGTCCAGCGATCCAGTCCGGCCACCGAGGCGGCAGCGCGTGCGTAGATGCGGCAGTCCAGCGGCTCGTTGCGGTCACGGATTTTTTCCCAGGCGGTCACTGTGAAGCCGCGGCGGTTCTTCGTTTTCACCAGCTGCTCTGAGCACAGGCCCTGAAAGTAATCCTCGCCGTACTCT